TATGCCAAACAAAGGAAGTTTAAAGAACAAATAAGATGTACGCAAACGATGATGTATTATTAATCACCAAGGAGGACATATTCAAATACACCCAATTGAGTGGGAATTTTGATGTGGATAAAATCACCCCATTTATTAAGATAGCCCAGGACATTCAAGTTCAAGAATTATGCGGTACTGTTTTGTATCGGAAGTTGTTGGATGATGTGCAATCAAACACATTGGCGGGATTTTATCTTTTGTTGGTGTCACACTATTTGCAACCATTGTTGATCCATTACGCAATGAGTGATTTGTTGTTATTCCACGGGTATGAAGTGACCAATGGTGGTATCGTGCGTAATTCACCCGAGAATACGCAATTACCAAGCAAGGAGGAATTGGACACCATTGTCCAAAGACAAAGAAACATTGCAGAAACTTATCGGAGGCGTTGCGTGGATTACCTATCGTATTTCCCACAGAGGTATCCAGAATACACGGCCAACCAAGAAGCGGGAGAATACCCAAATTCGAATCCATCGAATTATGTAACATGGAATTTGTAAAAAAGACATATAAACCCAAGGAGGAAAAGGTTAAGAAATTGACCACCTACATAACGCAATTGAAAATCGTTAATGCGGTAAAATGTGATTTATTCACAAAGACGACCAAGATAATCGCCATTATGATATTCTTCACGGGGTGTTCGGCCGAATGGCACTTAAAAAAAGCCATCCAAAAGAACCCCGCCATGGCACAAACATCCACCCACACCATTGATACGCTATTTGTAACCGATTCTGTGAGCATTACAGACACTTTCACAACAAAAACGATTGATACCATCACAATTGAAAAAGACGGCGTTAAAACGATTGTTTACAGAAACCACGATATTATCCGAGTTCACACAGTTGTGAAGGCGGACACGATTAGATACACCAAGACCATCCAATTACCACCAACGATTCAATACAAGGAACGCATAAAGGTTCCCCAGGTGGTGGGTGTTGGATTGGCATTACTATTATTTGGACTTTTATTATTTTTATTAGCACGAAGATGACCAATCAAAACTACGATAAGACAACCGCCCCATCACAAGGGTGGAAAACCCCATCGCGGAGTTCACCACAAGGAGGCGGAACACGGGGGTGTTTCTGCAAAGACAAATTAACATATTCCAAAAAATGTTGTGACGGAACATTGTGGGCGCAAGGCATTGGACCAATTAACGCCAACCCCTAACAATTGACAATTTAATCGTTTTATAGATATGAGTATTAACGCAAGTTCATTTTCGGCGGGTTACACGGGAAGTGTAATCGTTGCCAATACATCCGCCAAAGTTGGTCAATTCCGTGGTTTTGTAGTTAACGCAAACGCCGTTGTTTCTGCTTGTTTAGACCAATCGGGTGCGTCTTTGATGACACCATTGGGATTGAGTGGTGTAACCATTAACCAAGGAATGTTTGTTTCGGTTGCGGATGGTGATTACATTTCATCAATTACTTTGACATCGGGTTCAATAATCCTTTACACATACTAAAATGTGGGTTGGTATTGGCATTGGCATTGGTAGAAATCGCTTTGTAAGTGGTGGAGTAACACCTGCTTTTTCTACAACACAATGGCAACTTTTGACAACAATAAATTGGGAAAATATAACTGATATTTGGAACTAATATGGGAACTTCTTTAACTGGCTTAACGCCATCGACAACATACGATGCCTTAATTAAAGTAGGCGACAACGGTGCAATTGACGGCACACTAAAAAGATTCAGTGATGGTTTAGGTAATGACCTACCATTGTTGGTGTCTACAACTGCAATCACAAATTTAGGTGGTGGTAGCGTAGCAGGAAACACGGCATTTGGTGATAGTGCTTTAATTGACAACCTAACAAGTGCAAATAATACGGCTATCGGTAAAAGTGCCTTAGAAAACAACACGGCAGCAAACAACACCGCAGTAGGTTACGAGGCAGCATTAACCAACACAAGCGGAACAGGTATTACTGCTATAGGTTATCAAGCGTTGAGGGTTAGTACGGGTGGTGAAAATACCGCAGTAGGTTTTTCTTCTTTAAGTGCAAATACAAATGGCGTTAATAATACGACTGTTGGCTCAAGAACTTTATTGCAAAACACAACGGGATTTAACAATGTTGCAATAGGTAATGAAGCATTAAGAAACAATATTTCGGGAACTCAAAATACTGCAATAGGTCGTGATTCATTACGAAACAACACCGCATCCAACAACACCGCAGTAGGTTTTGAAGCGGGTAAAACTAATACGAGTGCAACGGGTATAACTGCAATAGGGTATCAAGCGTTGACATTGAGTACGGGTGTGGATAATACCGCAGTAGGTTATCAAGCAGGACTTAGTATTACCACAGGAACTCAAAATACGGCATTAGGTTATGCGGCGTTAGCAGGTGCGGCAGGTGCAAGAAATACGGCATTAGGTTATGCGGCGTTAACTCAAACTACGGGTGCTTTTAATATTGCAGTAGGCAGACAAGCATTGTCAAACAACATTGCAGGAAATTCAAATACCGCTATTGGCGAAAATTGTCAAAGCGGTAATTTTAGTGGAAGCGTAATTTTGGGTAAAGATGCAATTGCAACCGCAGCAAATCAATTTGTAGTCGGTAGTACAGGAACAAACGCAGGTGCAGTAACTACAGAAGTAGTCGTATCAGATACCACTTGGAGTGTTCGTATTAACGGAACGGCTTATAAAATTTTACTTAAAGCATAATGGCAACAAGATATAATTGGGTGGTAACCGCCCTTTACACACAGACAATCGCAGACGAACAAGATTATGTCGTTACTGCTAACTATTCAGTAATTGGCGTAGACGGAACTTATACAAGTTCTATCCAAGACACCGCCACTTTCGCAGTAGTCGATAGAGACCCTAACTACATTCCTTACGCTGACCTTACCAATGATATTGTTATCGGTTGGATACAAGAAAAGTTAGGTGAAGATTCAATCGCTAACATTGAGTATTGTATTAACGACCAAATACAAATGCAAATCAATCCACCCGTTACGCCCGAAAATACACCATTACCGTGGAGTTAACAACATCAAAACAAATCATCGCTGAGGCGTTGAATATGGCAATCGCAAAAGGTTGTTTCGGATTAATCGAAGTCACTAACATCGTCAAAGCATTAGAAGTGCTAAACGACCAGCCAACAATTGAATTTGGTGAAATAACAGAGTAATACAATGACCGCCCCAAAAGTAAAACCCAATGCGTTGCCCATTTCGTTTGAGCAATTTAAGAAAAATCCCATTGCGGCCGTTTCTTTTTGCATGTTGTTGGCTGTGTCTTATTTGTATATGGACTTGCGTTCGGGTTATAAGGAACAGATTGAAAAAGCCAATTTTAAGATTGAAGCATTGGATGTGAAGATTGATAAATTGACCTACGCATTAAAACGATCCGATTCGTGTTTGGCATCTGCCATGACCGAGATTCGTATAATGCAAACAATGAAAAAACTATGAGAACGGCATTATTAGTTTTTACCGCCCTATTTATGACGGCTTATGTGTTCACCATTGCAAACGCAAAACAAAGCCCTACAATCGACGAAATAGATGCGTTGCTTAGCAAGGTGTCAAAAAATGTAGAAAGTGCGGGAGAAGTCACCAAAATGGCTCAAACGATGAATGCAAAGATGGTTGAATCAAAGGTTGCAGAAAAGGAAGCGTTAAAAGAGGATGTAAAGAAGGCGGAAGCCCAGGTTAAAACATTGGCACAAAAAGTTGAGGTGTACGCGGTTAAAATGATTGGAAGTGGTATTGATACGGCAACCGAGGAAATCAAGTACAGTGGCCCAACATACGATGCGTGGTTGAACTATGTTGAAGAAGGTGGTAAAGAGGATTTTGCGTATTTCAGATTATATATTTACAAATAATGGCAAAGGCAACCAACACATCGACATTCCGTGCAAAGCCCAAAAACAAGTTGGGCAGACATACAAAGCACATCAACAAACACAAATCATTCAAAAAATCGCGAGGCCAAGGATAATGGATAAGTTCAAAGCAAATGTAACGGGCATTGTTGCCATTTTAATTCTGGCGTTGAGTTACGCCATATTATTTTCAATTATCTTTTGGGATTTCCCATCGGATCAAAAGGACATTTATTTTACCATAGCGGGTGGGGTTACTTCCATTGTGACTATGGTGGTATCGTTTTATTTCGGAGCAAGTAAAAAACAAGATGAAAACTAAACAAGTACATTTCCGTTCGTATAATTACGAAAAGATTGAAAAGAAACAAATCTATTTACACCACACGGCGGGTGGACCCAGTGGCGAACAAGTGTTTCAGTATTGGGAATCACAAGCCAACAAGGTTGCAACTTGCGTAGCCATCAGCAATGACGGAACCATCGTGCAAGGGTTTGGAAGCGAGTGTTGGGCGTATCATTTGGGATTGGGTACAAAGCACTTCATGGGCCAGGGGTTGCCATTCCTTCCGTTGGATCGTTCATCCATTGGAATTGAGATATGTAATTACGGACCATTGACACAAAAAGGTGGTAAGTATTATAATTATGTAGGCGGTGAAATCAAGAAGGACGATGTAATTGAGTTGGATAAGCCATATAAAGGGTACAAGTTATGGCAGAATTACACAGATGCACAAATCGAATCCGTAAAGGAGTTGTTGATCCATTGGAATACCAAGTATGGCATTGATTTGACTTACAATGAGGATATTTGGGAAGTTAGCAAACGGGCATTGAAA